GCAGAAGATCCAAAGGTACAAAATACATCTAACCCGGTCGCAGCTGCAACGGGAAATGTTACTAACCAAGCTGTACAATTCCAGAATAATGGTGCACCAAGTAGACAGATATTTGGTGCTAATAACTCTTGCAACGGCGCTACGATGACATTTAGCCCGTTCTACATGGGCAATGACACGATTCCGTACGAAGCTGACGGTTATGTTCGGTCTAACAACTATGGTATGCAGATGTCTTTTATGATTCCGCTAGACGGCAGCATGATTGAGCAGTGCAAACAGATAGCACGTAGGCACGAACAGAAAATGCGGCTACTGTATGAGTTGACCAGAGCATCGAAGTGTACAGAAATTATGAAAGCTGGCTTTACATTTAGGCCAGGTAGTCGTGTCGAAGTTATTTGCCACGACATCGTACCCATCGTAAGTATTACAAATGCCGAACAAAAGAAAGTGGCCGTCGATCAAGGACAGCAAGCCAGCAACCAAAACTAACGTTAAGTACGACCCTCACATGGGCGTGTTTGCACCCACCATCAAACAAGCCAAGCTGAAGGGTCAGCGCAAAGGCTACAACGTATGAAAAAGAAAGCAACAGAGGATCAGTTCAACGAACTGCACAATCTGGTGACTAAAGAGTTTCTAACTCGTATTAAATCGGGTGAAGCCACT